ATATTACTGCTACAGCTTTGGCTTTTACTGATTCACTGACACTAATCAATGCAGATAATTGTCTACCTATTGATGTACCAGTCAAAGCATTAGAAATATCCAAAATGCTTTCTGCCAAGTCCAACTTTTTAGCCAAATCTATCAAATGTTGTGGAGTTTCCGTTATAGGAACTGTACCATTAGCTACTCTAACAGATTCAGAAGCAGAAGTTGAAAGTTTAGACAAAGACTTAGACATGTTTGCTACTTCCTCATTATTCACCAAAGTTATTTCTGGCTGTTTTGCTATTTCAGTTTTTAATACTACTTTAATCGCTTCATTACCAAGTTCAACACTGTCATCTTTTCCACTCTTGTAATCGACACTCCACAATGTACTTATACCATCACCCATATATGATTCAAAAATTACATGATTGTCATTAAATGTTAATACATATCCATATCCTACATTGGCCCATATTTTGTCAATTTTAGATTTTTCTTTTATCCAAAAATTAATACCTTCTTGTAATCTAATGCGTCTGTCACCATAAGTTGTAGTTTTTCCCCATAAAACAGAAATTTCATCATGCATATCTTCACTGGTTCTGCACCCACACACTGGCTCAGAATTTTTTGACATGTGCACCGCTCCATCAATAATAGCAGATTTTTTTGAAATGCGAATACTGCCAGCGCTTTGCGTACGAAAAGTTCCACACCCGTCAATTACACTACATGCACCAGTTAATGTGCTATTCAAAAATGCTAAATGGTCAGGAATAACAACATCCCATATGCCATTATATTTCTCACCTTGATATTCACCATCACCATCTTCAGTATAAACTATTGCACCAACAGACACTTCAATTGTTTCTTCTTCTAACAATCTTTCCCACATTGACAAAACAACTTTAGATGTACTTGAAGTTATAGCTTCTATATCTAACCAAGCATCAACAATTAATTTACCAGAATCAATTCTGGCATTCATCAAATAACCAAGATAAGAACTTTCTAAAATTTCTGGTCTGGACGCTAATACATTAATACCATCAATTGATGGGTGATCAACAACTATTGGTCTACCATTCCAAGTCTCAACATGTCTACCAAAACTGTTAGACATTACTAATTCAGGATTGCTTGCACCGCCAGCAAATCTTACACCCTCTACTAAAGCCACTACAGGTATAACTACATATGTCCGTCCACACAATACACGTTCTTCACCGATTACAGCATCAACTGTATCTAAAATAGTTTTTTTGAGTTGAACAATTTTAGTCTGAAATGCCATCAATATCACCCTCAGTTTTAAGTTCTCCAAATGAATAAATTATAGCACGAGCTTCTTTTATACTTAACAATTCTTCCATTTTTATAAGTATTTTTTCTGGTTTTGGTAATTGTAATTTAGGAACAACATTATCAGTCACAACATCATCTTTAGTTGGCAAATTAGTTGGCAATTTTTTGGCATCTTCAATTGCATTAATTTTAGCTATACGTGAACCATTCATCACGTTTCTGACCATTGGATAATCTACGCCTTCTATAGGTCTAGCCATTTCTTTCATGGCACGAGATAAATTTGTCGCAGCACGCGCTTGCTGTGCAGCCGTTTGTGCACGTTCTAAAGGCGACATCATAAATGCTTGTGGCCACTGAAATCCAAATTCTCCCTCTGATAGCACACCAAAACGCTGCAATCTATGTATTAGTGGTCGCAATATTTTTGGTTCAGACACACTTGAACGTCGTTCAAGAACTCGTTGAGACCAATTAGACCTATCCTGCTCAGATGCTAATTTTCCTTGTTCAGAACCAATAAAAATTCTCTGAGGTATGCCTGTAGTTATGGAAATCATACTCATGATTACATTAAATACAGGTCCAGGATTCACATCACCAACACCTAAATCATGTACTGATACACCCTTAGTACGCAAAACTCTACTAAGTTCATTTTGATAATCTTCAACTTCTGTTCTTAATGCTTTTCTAGCTTCTTCACTAAATTCTACATCTTTATCTATATTTATATGTAATCCACGTCTACCATTCAACCAAAACATTTCAGCACTACCACCCACTACTTTTTCCACATCATCTAACATATTCCATATACGCCAAACTAAAGGAAATCCTATAATATCGTTATTTAACGGATTATCTACTATGTGCAAAATTCTATCAGCATGTACTTCTATGCTTAATTTTTCATCAACTTTAAGTTTATATGTTTTTGGCATACCAAATGACGCTAAAGAAGCATTAGTCTCATATGTTGAAATTAAACAATCATCATAACCATATGCTTGAAAATATATTATCTCAGAACCATACTTAACAGGATTTTTCATACCATCATTATTTTTAACATCACTAAATCCAATCATCAAAGTTGAATATTTACCCAAACTGGCTAATCTATCGGCACGGTTCAAATAATGATATAAATCAAATTTTCTATCCAAAAAATTAAATTCTGAATTAAGTTTTCCAACTTTATTATCAACAATTATTTGCGGTGTACGTGTCCAGATAGCATCAGGATATGCATTTACTATTCTTGATATGATACCCAAACGTTGATAACGTCTCAAACAATAAGCATAGCTTAATTCGTTAGCATAACCAAATGCACTATATAAATTACGCCTCCCACCAAAAGTATCTCCAAGTCCATTAACTATTCTCGACAACATTTCTCTTGTACCAGTTTTTAAACCTGGAAAGCTAGCAATTTTTTTATCTTCAGACATTACCAAACTAGCCCCTTAAATATTTTGCCACTTTTCCTATTACCACTTCCATACGCACTATCAAGATTTTCTTCGCTAGTAGCTGTAACTTTTCTAACACCAAATTTTTTTAAATTACTGAAAGAATCATAAACTTCTTCATCTCTACCCCATGCAATGTCAACAATACTGTCTTTGAATAATTCATTATAACACATGCTGGCTGTATCTATCTGATCATCATGTTTAGATGTTTTAAGTGAAAAACCATCAAATTCATCATAAAAAGTTTTATGCCATCCAGATACAGGCAAACCAACAATTTCCATGTTAGAACGTCGACTTACAAGAAAAACATTTCCGCTTTCTACACCTGCTATAAAAGGTTGAGCTTTCAACATTTTACTTTTATTGCCAGCAGGTGCAAATATGACCTTGAATCCTTCTAGCACATTTCGACGATAATGTTCAACTAATCCTTTTGCTTGAGAGCCACCTTCAACTTCCAAAATTATTGGCACTTCATGACCATCTTTAACAGCTACACGTCTAATCAATTCTTCTATTTTTAACGGTGATATTTGTTCACGTGCAATGTCTGAAATATATGCACGTCTTGTGCGTCCTGAGCGTCCCATTTTTGTCCCAGTCGTCCAATCTCCACCACCTTGTGTTGAAGCAAAGTCCCATGCTCGCACCCAACGTACATCATTTGGAACTTCATCATAGCCACAAATTCGCAACCAAGAACTATCTGTAAAATTAGTTTGATCGTCTACTGGCACTTGTTGCATTAATGCTTCAAATATAGTGCCACTAACTTTCATTGAGCTACGCCATTCCTCAATTCTTTCCACATCAAATCTCTCTGGAAATAAAGGTTCGCCCACACGTCTGCCAATAATATCTACACCGCCAGGTAAATTACAATATTCAGCCGTAGCTAATGCAGGAAAACATATATTTTCCCAACCTTTAAGATGTTTTAAAATCATTCCAATCAAATCATCTGACCACCATCTAGTGGCTAAGATAATTATGCTAGCTCCAGGTTCAGTACGTGTATCTATATTTGAAACAAAATTCATGTAAGTTTTAGCGCGCATAGTTGGTGACATTGCATCTTCAATACCTTTAATATAATCGTCTATTATTATTAATTTTGCACCTTTACCAGTTTGGCCACCATTAATACCACCAAACCAACAAATATTACCACGATTTGTTTCAAATCTATCAACTCGTGAACGATCACTACGAATCTTAAACGAAAATAAATCATTTCTTTCAATTATGAGATCTTTTGCTTTCATTCCCCATTCACAAGCAAAATCATCATTGTATGTAATAAACATCACATTTTCACCAACACCTGGAAAATTTTCCAAAAACCATGGTATTGTTGATTGGCTTATGAGCATAGATTTACCATGTCGTGGTGGCATTGATATGATAATACGACCATTTCCCCGACGCACCGCATGTGCAATTCGTGCAGAAGCATACGTCAAATGCTTCTTCGGAATCCAAGCGTTTGGACCTTCACCCCACAAAGTCATAGCCAGAGTTGCTGGTGTCAAAAACGGATTCATCAATCGATTCAAGACGTCACTCATTGACACTCCAGGAAATAAGCATTAAATATTAATCATCGCAGGGACTAGGGAAACGCTTCTTCATGAAGCCATCCAAGTCAAGGGCGCGTTCAGGTGGCACTGACGCGCCCTTTTTATTGCATAAATCAACAATTTCTGCCATCATACACCAACTGCTGCTGCTGTCAGCTATCCGAT